TATTGCTCTTGGAGCAAGTTCTCAACAGTATTAATCCAATCAGGATCTGATCTTTTTATATTTGGAGAAGTCTTTCTTCCATTTTGATTTTGTGGTCTAATAACATTGCCAACGCCTTTTCTTTTTGAAGGCATGTTTCTAGAGCCTTTTTTAGCTGGCGTTTGTTTGTCGCCTGCGACTGTAGCAGCAGGAGCTGGAGGGTTAGCTGTGGCTTGTGCATCAATAATATCTTTTTGCTGATCTGTTTGAATTGCGCTAAACAAATCATCCATATTAGCTTCAGGATCTATTCCCATTTCAGTTCTAGCTTCAGTCAAAGTAACCAATGAATTAACATACTTTTGAATAATATGTGTTTCTTTCTTCACCTGAGTATCAGTATCTATTTCGTTGAACTTAAAGTAGCATCTGTCAGACATCGATGATTCCATAGGATTTTCAATTGGATCAAATCCACCTTCAAATAAAAGTTCATTGAATATATGCAATCTGACCATCTCAGCAAATTGCTTTTGGAACTGTTTAATTTTGTCATAAAGAGATGTATCTAATCTTTCTGACATGGATCTATTTCCACCATTCATGGTCATACCAAGGTGATGCGGAGCAACGCCTAAACCAACAGACACTCTTTCTTTAAAGTGTTGCAAGTAGTTAGTTGCATCAAGGCCTTCTTTACCAACCCCAATTACATCGACATCGTGTCTGTACGGAAGAATCAATCCACCTTCAGATCTTAAGTTTTCTATTTCTGAAGCGGCTTTTTCTATTTCATCTGGCTCTGCTGGTTGATCAGCTGTTCCAATAATGTATTTGTATAAAGGAAATAATTCTCTATGAACAAGATTTTGGATGTCTTCTTCCATCTGTCTTAAGGCAACTACGTCATCCATTACGTTAGACAAGTATGGCGTACCGAAAGCTCTGCCTGGTTTTCTGTCAAAGAATAAATGTATTACTCTGTCAGCTGACCAAACTGGATCTCGGTCAGTAGGAGCATAAGTCAATGGATCCGTTCTTTGCAAATAGGTTTTAGGTCTATTATGCTTATCTCTCATTATTCTTACTTGCTCAGTGGGAATTAAATAATAACCAACTATTGGTTGAGTAGAACTTACTGGAGTAAGATTTCTTGGGAAATAATCATTTAACTCTCCTCTTGCTTTTACGGCAAAAACGTTTGAGAATTTTATTAGCTGATCTGACATTTCAATAAGGAGATCCAAGAATGGTCTCTTCATTGCCATCTCCATGTAATCTATTCTTTGGTATAGATAAGAAACAGCTTCTTGATTTTCTCCAACTATTTTCCAACCTTCTTTCCAAAATAGATCTTTATATTTTGAAACAGCTTGTTTGACATATGAGTCAGTATCTACTGCTTGAAGGATTCTTTCGAAGTCATAAGGAGATGGTTCAAAGTTACTTCTACCTGCGTAGTAATAGTTTGTTCCTTGATATCCAAGAGCCAAGGAGGCTACTTTAAATATCTTACTTATTGACTTTGAGTCTTCTGGATTTACCTTTTTAGCAACAAAGTCTCCTGCGGACTCGTCATTGCGTACAGGGAAATATTTTTTAATAGCCATTCTTTAGCCGCCTAAATACGAGGGAATACTAAGATATAGTAGACCTTTATATTAATTTAATTAGCTTCTTGGTTTAAGTTGCTAAGAGTCTTCTGCAAAATAATGGTTTTTACCCACTCAAGCCAAAAAACTGTATCTGATTCAGGGAAATCGCTCTTGTATGCTACGTTAGCTTCTGAAAGAGTAATCTCAATCTTGAATTCTTTTTTAGGCTCTGGCGTTACTGCTGCTTCTACTGTTTCGAGTTCTTCGCTCATGTGATAATTATCCTTTTTTAGATTTTGATAGTCTATACTATCAGACTTACTCCAAGACCGCAAGTCTTGCCTCAAGAGCTTCTATTTTTTCATTAAGTTTCTGAACTGTCAAAACTAAAGCTGGAACCAAACCCTCATAGTTAACAGCTCTTAATTGATCTGCGTCTTTACCATCTGGATCCTTAAACTTATGACTGGTTTCAAGTTGAGGAAATAATTCTTTAAACTCATCTGCGATAACTCCAATTTGACGAAACTCAGATGGAGATTCTTCATCGCGAGTAATTGGATTCAACATATTAAATTCCCAAATTTTTATATCATTTAAAATTTTATTTACCCAATTGTCCGCAGGTTCTTCTATATTTCTTTTTATTCTTCTGTCAGAAAAAGAGTTATAAGTTATATACTGCCAATGGTTATTGTCTATAATGGTAAATAAGTCTCCATCCCAACCAAACGCTATTGAGTTATAGCTCGGACCAGGACCATAATTAGCTCCTCCGTAAACTATTCCCTCAGAGTTTATTACCGTTCCAGCGCCATTAGATGCAACGACCACTTCGTCATAAGCTACTGAAGTGTATTGATTATTGCCTACGGAAACCATACCTGATTTGTTAACGCCAATTGCAAAAAGAAAACCAAAGTAAGAAACTCCTGGACCATACGTAGACTGAATAGTCCCGGTTGTATCAATCGTTAATCCACCAATTTGGCCACTTGTTGCTGATACTTTACCCTTTACCTCGAGTTCAGAATCTCCATTGTAATATATGTAAGAATCGTTTGTTCCTACTTTAAATTCTGGTGTAGAAATTGTATTGCCGGCAGTGTCACTCTTCCATCTATTATTTGCGTTGATGAAAACTGATCCAGCAGTGAGTGTTCCTCTAATTGCCGCTGTTGAGAACTCTGCTCTTCCGTCACCGCTGATCACCCAGCCAGTAGACCCAGAAGTCCAAACTCCAGTGTTGTTATTGTAAGCACCGTTGTAATTAGATGATCTTATAATCGCCATGTTTGCTGGAGCAACTATGTTTGACTGGGCACCTTGTTGTTTTAGAATTATTTCGTGTGCACCAATTGTTCCAGCAGTAATTTTTGCAGCTGTTAAATTTGCAATGTGTGAACCTGGGATCATGTCTGTAGCCGTCGAAGCTTTAAGGCCAGAACTTGGAGTCCAACCGCTTTCGTTACCAGAAGTGTCAATAGTTTTGACTCTTCCATAATAAACAACATCAGTTTGGGCTACTGTGGCATCGGCTGCATTACTATTATCTGGAACGTCTACTGCAAAAACAGATGATGATACTGTTCCTGAAGATATGAGTGTTGTGCCAAGGGCATCTGAGTAGAGCTCATACTTATAGCCACTAACGTCTAGTTCTACTGTTGGTTCAAATTGAAACATAACAGATTTATAATTTCCATAAATGTAAAATGTATTTATATCTATTGAACCTGGAATGGTTTGATCTTTTGGAGTATGAATTCTAATAGATTCATATGGATCATCTATCGCGGATATTTCAGTATTCTTAACCTTTAGCGCAACTAGATAATCTTGGTCTGGCTTTAGGCCTGTTATTGTTTTAGTTATTTTTGCCATTATTTCACACTACCTGTTGTTCTAAAAGATATGCTTGGGTTAATTTCTTCTTGATCTATCTCTAGCGAATAGTTTTTAGAAAAAGAATAATTTTCTATTTTTATATCATTGCCCGTAGAGCTTGTGTTCTTGTTTGATTTTACTTCAATTTCAAAAGTAAATTCTCCATATATTTCATCATAAGTTGAAAACATGTTTAGATCTTCAACACTAAACGTATATATTAATTGGTTTTCCTGGGTTGTTGATGCGTACAAATCTAATTCTATATTTTCTTTTACAATACTTTGACCAGCACCGTTGACTGAAGTCTTAACTATTTTTAAAGTTGCCATTCCAGAACTTGGACTTTTTTCTGCGTATATTTTTAAGTTTGGACCTGAAAAACTTCCCATTACTTTTGAACCAGGAGTTGAACTTTTTTTATTACTCCAAATTCCAGTATCACCTAAATAGCTTATGTTTGCAATTCTTGCGTTTAAAGAATCTCCAGTGACTACGGTTGAATAAAAGTTTATACTGTTAGATGATCCTTGAGTTTCACTTCCTGTAAAATTTGCTCCACCTGGGTTAGTTGTTGAAATATAACTGTTGCCAGATAATGTCAAATATTGTATATCATCTTTGTGATAATAAATATAATAATTACCTAATGGTTTTTCACTTGCATTAACAGCTGTAGTTGATTTGAACCATAGATTATTCTTATAGCTAGGTAATAGTGGCGTACCGACCAATAAGCTTTGAGTAACTGTATACGCAGTATCCGTTTCATAAACCACCACGTAGGAGTCTGAATCAGCTTTATTTTTGATAAGACCATCTTCAAAATAATAATATCTATTCAAGTCTAGATCATTAAGATTAACCTGTAGCCAATCTCCAACTTTTAAATGCTCATTTAAGTGTGGAAATATTATCTTTCTTCTTACAGGAGGAGTTATTGTTGCTGAAGATTTTGTATAAGTAAACCAAGTCATATTTATACCTCATTATACAATATTTCAAACTCATATGAGTTTAATTTATCATCTTCTATTTCTACTTCAAATGTGGCATCAAAAATTACACCGCCACCAGTTAAAATGCTTTGAGTTAAATTGGTTAAAGTTAAATTGCTATAAGGGCTAGTCAAAGCTGAATTGTAATAATCATCTCTAGCAGATGAATAATCTATTACAGACGCACTAATTGGCATTGATCCATCTATCCCAGAATGGGAATGGTTTGACACATTTACGCCACCAATTTTTACACCTTCGGCTACATCAATATCTCCAGTGATTATCCCACCATCTCTTCTTAAATACTGCGGATGAGCATCTCCTTCTAAATCATCCAGATCACCGTGCGATGATCTTAGGCCCATTCTCTTCTCTGAATCAATAGGAATGTCAAAGAATATTTGTTTATACTTTTCTAATTCTTCTGTTTCTACAGTAATAAGAACCTTTATTCTTTGTGCGGCCAAAGATTCTAACTGGGTTATGTAGTTTACATACCTTCTCTTAAGTCTTATCATTTGGGAAAGAGCATCTAGCTTTTTGCTCATTTGTGCTCTTCTTTCGACATAGTCAGAAGTAACAGAGCCTAAGTTTCCTGTTATAGAGTTTCTTGCTACAATTATTTCGCCAAGTAAAGTTGGACACTCATTTGCTATAGCTGTTGTTGTGAAGTCTAACATTAATGGTTCTACAACCTTTGACTTAAAGCTAAGAGCTGGCAATAAGTAGTTAGAGTAAAACACGCTACAGGTATCTACTGTATCTCTTTTTAGGCCATTAGATAAAGATTGTATTTCTGATATATACGAGTTTATTTTGATCGAAAAAAAAGCTTGGAATTGGGCTGCTTGTTTTTTAGAGATTTGATCCAGTTCGGATTGGGGAATTGATGTGGGCGGGTCTGTGATTTCCTTGGCAAGCTGTTTCGTATAGTGGAGTGCTGTTTTTGCCCAATCGGATAAGTGCCTTGCAATTTCGCCTTCTGTTTCATCCCTATATTCCTCCCCAAATTGATGTGTAACTATATTCTTAATTGTTAATATTTCGTTTCTTAAATATGACAATACTTTTTTAGTTTCCGCCAAATGACCAAAAGATGTGTAATTGATTGTTAAATCATACTGCTTAATTAGTTCTCTACATGATCTGCAGAGGTGCTTAGATGCATATTGATACTCTGTATATGGAATAAAATTTGGAAAAGAGAGTAGGCTGGCTTTTTCGTTATGCTTTAGAGCATCTTGCCACACGGCCTTATGTGAATTCTCTAAATCAATATTGCAATAGGCATTAATATTTACTTGGTCTAGGTTTGATTCTATTTCTTTTAATAACTGGGTAATTACAGACTCACAGTAATAAACATTATTTCTTACTTCTACAATTGCCGGATGAGATAAGGTTGTTATATACCTTGTGTCTGGACTATTATTCCCATACATGCTATTTATAGAATTTCTAGTTCCAAGCGAAAGAAGACTTGATGACTCGTTTGCTGTATCGGAAAATACATCCTCTACAGGATTACTTTGTCCTAAACCATATTGTGCCATTAGAATGTCTTTCTTTTAATCTTTGAATTAGATCTGCCACCAAAAGATTTTTTATAACCAAATTTTGATGGCATAAGTTTATCTGCTCTTCCAGTTAAACCAGTTCCTATTTTATCATCTTTATCGTCATCATTATCATTTACTGGCTTTGGCATAAAAAATGTGTTAGAAAATGATTCTGTTCTTGAAGCAAAACGAGCTTTGTGTAGGTCACTATAGTTTTCCGTAATAGCCAAAAGTGCCAGTATTAAAGCATCGTGTGCGTGATCCACTGCTGAGCCGCCGGCCTCAAACACAGGTCTTCCAGTTTGGGTAGTTCTTACAACAACGTAGGAAATCAATTGCATGTATATTTCTGCGTCTCTTTCAGAAATAGCTAAAACTTCTTTTTCTAGATATTGTCTAAGATTATCGACCATGTACGGTTTGATTTCTTTTTTAACATTTTGTTTTGTATATGGGTCTTTAACATCTATAGTTTCACTAAAGCTGACGCCTTTAACTCTTTCCTTCAATCCACTCATAGGATTTTCCACACCGTACTTATGCAGAAGTTCGACTTGGACTTCTCCATAGCCTCTGTCAACATAAATGTGTTTTGGTTTAAAGATATTATTAAGCTCAACTATTCTGGATACAGCTTTAGTCAAAGTATATTCTGATCTAGGTATTTCTTCTCTATAGCAAATTTTTACTTTGTTTCTAAATCTTTCTTCTTCATAAGAATCAGAACATGCTTCTAGAACAACTATATTAGTTCCGGCTCCATACTTATCCCAGTCAACACCTATTGTGTGAAAGCTTCTTGCTGAAGTAAGTTCAGGGTGATAGTCCCAACCTGGTTCCATAAATGCTTTGTCAACATATTTTCTAGGATAGACGCCTTCTGCGTCTTCGCCCCAGTCAGCTTCAATTTCGTGCCTATATCCAATTTCTGAATATTGTTCTCTAAATTCATCTTCTTGATCTTTAGAAAAATATGGGTTGCAATACGATGGAAACCAAA